AAGAACCAGAAGCAACTGAAACAGCAGATTTAACTACAAAGCTGCGCAGTTTGTTTGTGCCATAAGCCTGACGATTCTGTGGGTTAACTGCATACACACCAGCAATTTGGAATGTATCACCAGCATTTAAGTTGATTGTGCCTGTATTAGCAGCAGTCAAAGTAATTGTGGATTGTGAAGCCCAACCAGAGGTCAAGAAACCAGTAGCAGTAGTAGTAGCAACAGAAGCAGTAACAGTAGAAGAACTAAAGTTACCAAAAGTTTGGGACACAATGTTTTGATCGAGTTTCCAGTTCATACCGCCAGAATCTCGGCCCATCAAGCCCTTTTCATACTGCATACCAATCTTGTCATTAGGAACAAACAAGCCTTTTAAGCTATCAACAATAGTAGCTGAAGTGAATGGCTCAACAATACAGCTTCTGCGACCATCTCGAGGAGCACCTTCAGAGTCTAGGTAAGCTTGAGCTGACAAGTATGTATACAAGCCAGTTGGAGGTGTACCTGCTGTACCTACAATGTTAGCTGTATTCAAAGCTGCTGTAGTTGTACCATCAAAGTCAATTTTGTTGGCAATAGCAGCAACTGCTGGTTTAAGGATGCGATCAGAGAACATATCCAAAGACAAAGCTAAGTCTTGAGTAGTAAATTGTGTATCCACATGGAACTGGGTTGACAATGTTACTGGTACTGAAGTTTCATTCAAGTCTTCCACATTTAATGCAGGACCTGTTGTACCGATAAAGCGACCTGGTCTACGGACATTGACTGTTGCGCCAATTTTCGCACCAACTACAGCGAACTGATCATCATAGTTGCGATCTACTTCAGAAGTAAAAGTTAATTCATTTTCGAGGACCATTAAGGCCTCATTGGTAATCTTACTGATTGTAAGTAAGGTATTTGACATTTTAAATCTCCAAAAAAATTAGGTTTATCTAACCTTACCAGACTGCCTGGCAGCTTTCCATTGTGCATAAGTACCATGAAACTCACCATTGGAGTCCATTAATACATCTGCACCAGCTTTACCACCAGTCAAAGGCCTAATAGGGCTAGGTGCTGTACTTCTTGAAACAGCTTCTTTCTTATCGCTTTTAGCTTTGGGTTTATCCTCGGCTTCAAACTTAGCCTCCAGTTTGCCTAATTCTCTAAGGGCTTTGATAGTTGGCATTTTTGTCAACTTATCAGCAAATTCTTCATCAGTTGCTAATAGATATAGGATTTGTGGGCCTACATCACTTTCTAAGATGGAATCTCTAATTTCATCAGAAACAATGACATTACTAGACTTAACCATCCTATCAAAATCAGGAATTGCTTCCTTTGCTTTTTCAAGTTTCTTGTTCCAAGCTTCATTAGCCTTGGCTCTTTCTTCTTGAGCTTTTTGATTAGCTACCTCTGCATCCCTTTGCTTTAAAGCATTTTCGGCACTCCACTCTGCTAAAGCCTCTGCATATTCAAAGGCATCATTAAACTGGCTTGCTTGAGGTTTCCCTTCAACAGACACTTTTGCTTCAGTCTGTGGTTGAGTTCCCTGTGCTTCATATCCCTTTAGCTTTTCTCTAAGTTCAGCAGCAGCAGCTTCAGCTTCCTGAGCTCGCTTACTAACCTTATCAAATCGCTTATTAAGCTTTTCTTTCGACTTCTCAGATTTCTCTGTTTCCTTAGCTTCTTCCTTAGCTTCTGGTTCACTCTGCTCAGTTTGCTTTGGCTCTGGGTCTTTCTTTACAGACTCAGCCTCAGTTGGCTCTACCGAATCAGCTAAACCTAATCTTTCTGCATAAAAGGTTGTTGCATTTTCACTTGTTACTACACTACTTGCTTCTTTTACATCGGCCATGATTTCTCAAGCTCCAATTTAAGTTAAAAATACTACTAAATTTAATTATTGTCTATTTATTCTGCTTTTTCAGATTTTTTAGTTTCTTTTAAAGCAGATTTAATAAATGACTTTTGCTCTTTTAAAGCTTTTTTGTCCATTCCTTGAAAAGGGTTTGTAGACTCTGGCTCATACTTTTTACCAGCTCTGCGAGCCATTTCCTTCATTTTCCATTCAAGTGCGTTATCGCCAGTTATTGTTGCCATTTTCTTCTCCGATTAAGTTACTTTTTTGCTTCTTTTTTCCATTTAGGATGTTTGGCAAAATGATTGCCATAATCAATTACTGGAACATGGGATATACCCAATTCTTTTGCTGCATAAGCACGATGCCTACCATCTTCTTTACCATTTTTACGAATTAATAATGGGTCAAGACTTTTGCCTTTTAAAATATGTTCTTTTAACAAATCAATATTTTCTCTTGAATCAGACTCATTTATGTCCATTGGTGCTACTTTTGCAATATATTCACTTGGTGATACTTTTCTTAAAACTCCACCTTCTTTTTCATAAGTTCCTTCACCATACCAAGTTCCATGAGGAGCCATAGGATATTCATGTTTTTTTTCATCCTCAATACCAAGCTTTTGCTTCATGTAAGCATCTCGGTTTTCTGAAGTTACTACTTCGGCTACCATTAGATACCCCTTTCGATTGCTTCATCCATAGCTGCTTTTTCTGACCGCAAATCCATTCTAGCCAATAAAAGAGCTAATTGAGCCTTCATTTGCTCAATTTCTTTCTGAGTTTCAGTTTTAATAACTGTGTCATGCGCTTGAGTATCAGTCTTAATCTGAGTATCTTGCATCTTAGATTGCAATTCCATTTGCTTGCGCTGAGTCATTGCTTCTTCTTGTTGCTGTGCAACAGAAGCACCATACTTCATATCTAAAGTCATTTGTTGAATCTGTTGTTGCAACTGCTGAATAGTCATCTGTGACTGCTTGAGTTGCATCTGGACTTGAGGTGGAATATCAGTTTTTTCATCAATTTGAGCCAATGGGTTAGCAGCAGCCAATCGGTCAGCCACAATTTCAGCACCAGGGAAGTCCATATTTCTAAAAATTAAATCACCAGCTTGTTGCATTAAGCCTGGGTCAGCAGTCAATAGAGTCATCATAGAATCTACTGCTTCTTGTCGCTTAGAAGCATAGCCTGGACCAGTTTCCATCACAATGTCATATTGACCTACAGTTACATCATTTAAGACTTTTTCTACACCTTGTTCATCTTGGGCTTTTTGGTTAATAGTAATTAGCTCACCTTTACCATCAGCTCCAATAATTCTCATGACTCGCTCTTTGTCATAGATATGAGGAATCAAATCTAAACAGATGCGACCACATTGACGAATTGATCTAGTCAAGTTGTCATAGTAGTGAAAGTTAGTCATATCGGTCTGTTGCTGTTGACCATTAATGGCTTTGCCAGACTGATTGCCTTGAGGAAGCATAGAAGGGTCATAAATGCCCACTACAGCCATTAAATCGCTGTTTAAGCCTTGCAATGCTGTAACCATACCAGTAGGAGGAGGTTCAGGCTGAATCCTTGTAGGAACAGGAGCCATCATGCCTTCTGAGTCTTTTTGCTTATAGCGCAATACAGGCATAGACTTAATATTGGCAGTATTCCACTCCATTTCATGACCTTCATCTTGACCTTCAGCAAGCAAAAACTTAGCTTTAGGAGCAAGAGCAACTGATTCAGTAAGGGCAGTTGACCAGAAGTTGTACATTCTTTGTGGGTCTTTAGCCATTCGAGTAAGGCCAAACTTTTTCTTTTTGCTATCAATAATAAGCTGCTGACCATAAGCAGGAATAACTGGAATGTATTTACCGACCCAATCCTTTTGCTCAAGAACTTCCATTCCTGTCAATTTGCACCATTTAATCTGCTTTTTAATGGTTTCTCGCTTAGAAACTACATAAATGCCAGCATCTTGCATGACAGTTTCTTTGGGCTTTTCATCTTCATAGCAAGTAGTGCCATCAGATAAAAGCAATAGTTTCATTCGAGTATGTTCTGTATAAAAAAACTCTGCTACTCGAATATCTTCTTTAGTAATCCATTCTGACTGGGAATCCCCTGTACCTCTTGGGGTAAACCCTGCTCCATCATCAGCACCAGGATACATCTTGCGAAATACTTCTTTGCTAATGACTTCAGTAATCAAGCATTTCTCTGAATCAGAGCCATCAGGTTGATTCGAGTTAGGGTCAAAATAGACCATAAATGGGTTTTCAATGCGCTTAATATAGATTTCTTGGTCCATAGAATCAGGACTTGGATAATCATGAACTACTCTCCAATATCCCCATCCCATGCGAACTGCAAAATCAAAGGCATTGTCATAGGCTGAGTCTGCATCTGATTGGTTTTCAATATGTCTTAGGATGCCAGTAATGACTTCTGCTACCTTTTCATCGGACTCGGTATTCATACCATGAGCCTTCATCCTAGGTCTTTGTTGTCTTTGTTGGTTAGTAATCTGTCGGCAATAAGCATCAATCTTGTTGATGGTCAGATAAGGTCTAGATTCAAGTAGCCTAGAGTTCTGAATCTCTACAGGCCATTGATCTCCACCTGCAAATTTAAGGTCATCTAAGGCTTCAACTCGGTTATTTGAATCATTATCAGAGCAAAAGCGCAGAAACTCTTTAGCTTCCTCGATTACTCCTGATTCATAGTCATCAGACTCGCCATATTCGGTGGAATAAACTCCACCATTGCTTTCGACATTCATTACCATAATGTTTTCCTGTTAGCTCATCCAAGAGCTTACATCATAATTCATAGGCTTTCTTTTGACTACTTTCTTTTCTTGAATCATAAGCCCAATGTACCTAAAAGCATCAGCTCCATGCGAATAATTGTCATGAACTGGTTTTTGACTAAATTGCTTAGTATCTGGGTCTACATCATACCGATAATGTCGCAAGCAGTCTAATCCTGCAACAGTATTGGTCTTATCAAAATAGCATGAGTTAAAGATTGTCCTGGCAGCATTAATAGAGTCTGCAATAGGAGTTCTTTCAATGATTCGGACATTGTATCCAGAGGCTCTGACTATCTCCTCAAGGCTTCTACCATTAGATTGTATGGTTCTGTTTTGAGCATCATGAGGCAAATACAAGGTTTCATAGACATAGCCAAAGGTTTGCATCTTAGCCAATATCTCGCTGATAGTAGTTTGAGTGGTTTCATAGTACCGAATAAGCCTAGTTTCCATGCCTATAAACTGTACAAACCAAATAGCTGTTGCATCTGCCCACCCAATATCAAATACAGCCAA